CTTAGAGCAATGCAGGAAATTACTGATCCCAACATCACATTAGATGTTTATTCATCTACACAGGTATATGGAAAAGAATTTAAAAAACAAAATGATGATCAATTTAAACCACTATATGAACAAGCTAAACAATTACCAAACGTAAATTACATTGGATATAAACCTAATGAATATATTTTAGAACATATGACAGACTATGATTTGTATGTTTATCCAAGCATATTTGAGGAAACCTCTTGTGTATCTGCTATGGAAGCATTAGCAGCAGGAGTACATGTAATTACCAATAATTATGGTGCATTATATGAAACTTGTTCTGAATGGCCTGTATACATTAACTACACAGAAGATTATGAACAAATGGCTTTGGCTACTGCTGAAGCTATAAGAGTAGCAGCTAAATATTTACATGAAGACTACATACAGAATCATTTAGAAAACCAACAAAGGTTTTATAAAAGATTTTACAGTTGGGAAAAGAAAGGTCAAGAATGGGAAAGTTTTTTAAGAGGAGCTATTAGTGACCAAAAGTAAAACTTATATTAACGAAGACACTTATCAAACATTAAAAGAAACTAATATTAAGCCAATGCCACGTATTGTTGATGGTATAAAAAAAATTAAACCCATGTGGAAAACGGATACCGGACAACAGACAATATCTAAAAACAGAGCAGCTTATTCTATATTTGTTGCAACACCCGTTCATGATCAGTGTTCTATTCATTATGCTCAAGGACTATTAGAGTTTCAAAAAGAATGTATAAAAAGAAATGTTGATGTTGCTTTTCAAATAATGAAATCTTCATTAGTAACTCAAGGTAGAAACTTGTGTGTGTCTGGATTTATTGAATCTGGTATGAGCCATATGTTGTTTATCGACTCTGATATTTTATTTAATGCTGAATCTATTTTTAAAATGATTGAAAGAGATAAGGATGTTATATCCATACCCTATCCTTTAAAAACTTTAATGTGGGATAAAGCTTTTAGAAAAATGCAAAAAGGTGAGATTAAAAAAGGAGATGATATAAGAAAATGGTTACATACTTATCCAATGAAAATTGAAAACCCAAATAATGTTACTGTTGAAAGAGGTGTAATAGAGGTAACCCACAGCCCAACTGGTTGTATGTTAATTAAAAGACAAGTATTTGATAAGATGATTGAAGCTTACCCAGACAAACAAATAGTGCAAAAAACAGTTATAAATGGTGAGTATGTAGATAAACCCCATATGTGGAATTTTTTTGATTGTATTCATGATCCAGAAACTAAAACTTATTTAGGTGAGGATTTTTCTTTTTGTAAGTTATGGAGAGAAATAGGTGGTAAATGTTATGCCTTTATTGATGACCCAATAGCCCATATCGGAGAGCATCAATATCAAGGACGATTTGCAGACGAGTTGATATTACCTAAGTAAAATGGTAATATTTGCTATTAAAGATCTTTAAAGGAGAATTGTAATTATATGAATCCATTAGCGTTTTTACCTTATGCACTAGCTGCTTATGGGGGATACAAAGGATATCAAGCCAATAAACAAGCAGGTGCTTCTGGACTAGAAAGAATACTTGGTGGAATTACTGGAGCTGTCGGTGGATATTACGGTGGTAAATCTGTATTAGGTGGAGGAGCTCAATTAGGTATACCTGGTTTTCAAACCGCTGCAAGTAAGTTTACTCCTTTTGCACAAGTCCCTGGTATATCTCAAATGTTACCTGCATCAATGAGAACAACCACACCACAAATGGTAGGTCAAGTAGATCCTGGAGTTGCTACAGAAACAATAGAAGATTTAAAAAGAGCTGCGGACGAAAGAAGTTTATTACAAAAATTATTATATAAAAAAGATACACCATCTGAAATTGATCCAATGAAATTATTTGCAGGGGTATCGGGTTTAAGTTATCTATCTGGTGCGTTCAAACAAGGACCAGTAGATATGTATCAACCAACTTACAATGTTGGTTATGCTAGATTTGCAGAAGAAAGACCTGCGTACTCATATATTGATCCTACAACAGGAGAAGAAAAACAATACGAAGAAATTTATAAACCAGAAGCTGATCCAAGAAACAGAGGTGATTATGTTTCAGGACCTTATGCAATGACTAAAACAAGATTAAAAGAAGGTGGTTTAGCTGAAGTTAGAAAATTTAATGAAGGTGGTATAAACTATCTTCCATCAAAAGTTTCTCACGATGAATATGATGCAAACAATTATGTTAGAGCATCAGGTTATGTTGAGGATGGATCTGGAAACGGAGATAAAGACGAAGATACGATGTTAGCTCAATTAGCAGACGGAGAGTTTGTAACAAGAGCAGACGGTGTATTAGGCGCTGGAATCATAGCTGGAGCGAATCCAAATAGCATGAAAGATATGAGAGAAAAAGGTGCCCAATACTTTTATGAACAACAAAAAAGATTTAAAAGAATCTTTGATTTATTAGAGAAAGCAAATGGGCAGAACAGCAAAGCAAACTAAACCTCAAGTAAACGTTGTAGCAGTTGTTGCTAAAGACGTTCAAAAATTTTGGCCTCTATCTGAGTTTATGGTAGCTGAGGCTTTAAAATATTCAGGTGAATATGCAGACGCAAAACACATCTATGATGAATTAGTTGCAGATAAAATGCAGCTATTTATTATGTTTGGTTCTGATGAATCAGAAGAAAATAAAGTTTTTGGTACATGTGTTACAAGAATTTCATCAATGCCTAACTATGATCAATTAGAGATTGTAATATGCACTGGTAAAAGAAGAGACTTATGGGAAGACAAAATTGTTGCTACAATAACAGCATTTGCAAAAGCAAATCAATGTAAAAGACTTTGCATTTGGGCGAGACCTGGTTGGGAAAGGGTTTCTAAAAAATGGGGTTGGAAGAAAAAACATGTACAATTAGTAAAGGATATTAAGTAATGAGTTTTATAAGTAATATTTTTGGTGGTGGTAAATCATCGGCACCAGCTGCAACTCCTGCATCACAAACATCTTTTGTAAGAGAAGCTCCAGGTATTGAAGAAAGAAAATTAGAATTAATGGATATTGCGAGACAAGTCGCACAACAGCCTATTTCTTTACCAGCTATTCAAGTTGCAGGACAAGGTTTAGGATCTGCATTACAACAACAAGGATTAGGTTTAGCAGGTACGACCGGTGTAGGTGCCCCAACAGTACAACAAGGTATTGGACAAGTTTTAGGAGCTGCTGCTCCAGTAGGTGCTACAGAGATTGCACAATATTTAAATCCATATCAATCATATGTAACTGGTGAGATTGGAAGACAAGCACAAATGATGCAAAATCAATTAGGTGCACAAGCAGTAGGAGCAGGTGCATTTGGTGGTGGAAGACAAGGTGTTGCTCAAGCTGAAATTGCTAACAGAGCTTTAGAAGCTATGGGTAGAGCTCAAGCTGAAGGTTTTGGAACTGCATTAGGTGCAGCTCAAAGACAACAACAAGTTGGATTACAAGCAGGACAACAACTAGGACAACTTGGTTTAGGACAACAACAAATGGCACAAGCTGATATTTCTCAGTTGATGGGTGCTGGTGGTATTCAACAACAACTTGCACAACAAGCATTAGATGCTGCAAGACAAACTCAATTACAACAACAATACGAACCTTATCAAAGAGCAGAGTTCCTTGCGAACTTATATGCTGCAGGACCTAAATCACAATCTGGTATTACAATGACTACAACACCAGGCACAAGTCCGTTAGCACAATCTATTGGTACAGGACTAGGAGCATTCGCAGCATATCAAGGTGCACAACAATAGGAGGTTAAATGGCTATAAATAAAGTTTTAAATCGTCCTATATTCAGACAAGCCGCATTAAAGAAAGGTCATTTAAAACCTATTAAAGCAAGAATTGGTCAAATGGTAGGTTTACCTACTGGTGGTAGCACAGCTTATAATCCTAGAAGAGTTCCAGCTGTAATACCAGGACAAGGTCCTTACACACCAAAAACTCCAAACATATTTCAAAGAGGATTAGGTGCATTAAAAAGTAAAGGCGCAGCAGCTTTAGGTTTACCCTTTTATGGAGGATATACAGCTATGTCAGAAGGTTTAAATGCATTAGGTTTAAGAGACAGACCTGAAGTAACTGTACCACTTTCATTAGCTGCAGGTTATGGTGCAACTAGATTACCAATATCAGCTGCTTTAGCAGGAACAGGATTTATACCAGGTGCTATAGGTGTAGCAGGTATTGAAGGATTAGCTGCATTAACAAGAGCAGGGGTTAGAGAAAGAGAAAGAATTAAAGCGATGTCTCCAGCAGAGTATGAAGAATTTAAAAGAATGAACGAAATGAGAGCACTAGAAGGTGAAGCAGGAGTATTATCAGATGAAGAATTATTTGGTAAATTTGTACCTAAACAAAAACTCCCATCTGTTTCAGATGTTAAAACTAAAAAAGATTTAGAAGAAAGAAAAAGAGCTAGAGGGGTAAGACCTGAAACTGAATCTATTACCGATCAATTAACATTACCTGATAACAAAGCAACTGTTGATAATAACTTAGTTGATATAGATAAAGTTGTTCAAAACCAAGGACCTTCAATGTTGGATATTGCAGGGCCTAGTGAACCTAAAAAACCAGAACAAGTTAAAGTTGTATCTAAAGAACAAGAAGAGGACAAAAAGAAAACAAACGAGCAAGCAAATGCTGCAGTAGTAACAGCAGGAGCTAAAACAGATTTAAATAAACCAGGTAAAATAACAGCGGCTGATGGAACACAAGTTACTGATAGTGTTATTGAAAGAGCAAAACAAATAAGAAAAGAATTAATGGCTGGTCAATCTTCACAAGCTAAAATGATTTTCTTAGCTAATCTTGCATCAGGTCTAATGTCTGGAACAACAGCTAAAGCAGGTATTGGGGGAGCATTAGAAATATTTGGTAAAGCACTTGGCCCAGCTGTAAATAATTATGCCGCAATTAAATTAAAAGAAAATGAATTAGAAAATGAATTTATGTCTGATGCATTAGAACTTGCACAGGAAGAAATTGAAGCAAGAAATGCTATATTAGAAGCACCTGATTTCCCTGATGCAACTGCAGGTATTATTCAATTCTCTGACAATAAAGGTAATGTAAGAAATATGTCTGCAAGACAACTTAAAGATGGAACTATTCAAATAGCTGTTCCAGGACAAATGGATCAGTATGGAAGACAATTATTTCAAACAGCACCTGTTGGAACATTTGATAGATTTGTAGAAGCTAAGTTTGCAGCTAAAGAACAAGCTGAAACGTTAAAAAATCTATCCGGTAAATATAAAGCATACAACCTTGGTAAAAAAACAATTGATATTTTAAGAGAAGCAGAAGGTGCAGATAAAAAGTTTGCGGGTCCTGCTGGTCGATTCAACTTATTTACTACTCGTTTAGGAGATGCATTAGATGACTTAGGTTTAAGTTTTGCTGGATCTAAAGAAGATGGTTTAAGAAAAATTGAAGAACTCAAAGATGATTATGTAAAAGAACTAGTAAATGATGGAATGTCAGAAGAAGAAGCTAGAAATTTCTTAGATAAAAACTTTGGTAAGACAGATAAATTATTTGCAGATACATTAAAATCAATGGGTATGTTTAGAGATGAAACAGATGCAGCTAACCTTGAAAGATTAGCAATCAATGAAACAATCCTAACATATGCGTTAGCTAACTCATTGAAAGACAAAGACAGATTAACACAAAAAGACATTGAAATGGCTAAAGATCTAGTTAACATCTTCCCATTATTAAGAGGTCAAAAACAAGTTATTAAATCACTTGAAGCAGTTAATGAAACAATTCTTGCTGATATATCACGACTAGAAAACGATTACCAATTCTCATTCTTTGGTGATTCATCAACAATTGATAACTATAGAAGAAAATATGGTATTATGGGTCCAGAAGCTGTTTCAGAAAACCAAATAATAAATCCTTATAAAGATCAAAGTACACAAGAATTATTGGAGGCTTTCTAATGGCTATTACAAAAGAAGAACTTCAAAAAAGATTAGATGATAAATCTTTAGATCCATCTAAATTAAATCAAAGACAAAGACAAATCATTGATGAATTAATTGATAGAGGTGAATTAAAAGGCCCTAAAATGTCTGTGCTTGGAGCACAAAGAACAAAAGCTTCAAAAGAAATAGCTAGAAGAGAAGAGTTTTATAAAGATCCAATCGCTGCTGCATTAGAAGCAGAAGATTCTATTTTTAAAGGTAGACCAACTGCAGAACTTGCAGGTGACTTATCAGGATCTATTGCACCTTATGTAACCATGAGAAAAAAAATATTTGGTGCAGCTAGATCAGGTAACTTATGGCAAAGAGGACCAGGAAAAATGTTACAAGCTGCTACAAAAGTTGCAGACAAACTACCAGGACGATTTAAATTATTAGGAGGTGCATTAAAATTAGTTGCACGAGTTGCTGATACACCAGCTAAAGTATTACAAAGTCCATTAGGAAGAGCAGAAGCTTATTCAGTGTTAGGAGGTTCTGTTGGTGCAGGTGCAGGTTCAGTTACT